AACGAAATATTTCACGCATTTAGAGAACGTGAAAGAAAAATCAAGGAAGCCATAACTTTTTTGAAAAAAAACGAATATGTAATCTATAAAAAAACCAAAGTATGAAACTAGGAGATTTAGTGTATTACTTCACGAAGTATACAGGTATTAGGTGGATCTGGAAAAAAATTAATCCAAATTGTGAATGCGACAAACGAAGAGAAGAGTGGAATCAAATAAAAATAAACCGATGGAAGAATTAGATAAAAAGGATTGGGAAAAATTTAGATCTAAAAATACTGATCGTGTTAGTAAAGTAGAAGTAGAATTAATTTCAGAGTTACACGCAAAATATTATAATCACAAATATAATGTTCCTTGTAGTTGTAGTCCAAAGACCTTACAAAAATGGATAGACGACTTAAATCAAGTCTATGTCATTAAGTAATGTACACAAATTAGAAAAGGCGGTTATATTATTGTTGAATTCATTTGATGGGTGGAATCTTACACACACAGGAGGTAGTTACAGCTACTATGATGCAGAGGGGTATACTCCAAAAGGACACAAGTGTGTTATAGAAATGAAGTTTCGTAAAAAATACTACGAAAGCAAGATGTTGGAAGTAGACAAGTATAATCGTCTTATGGCATTACCAGAAGATATAGTTAAGATCTACTTTGTAAGTGATCCTAAAGGAACATATTTTTTTTGGTTAGACGGAATAGATAAATTAAAATCTGTAGAAAAATATTGTCCAAAAACTACAATGTGGGACAATGGTAAAAAGAAAAAGAACGTGTATTTGTTAACTGAAGATCTAGCATCTTATGTGCATAAATCAAGTGACATTTAAAAAATTGCTAATAAACTGTTGATAAATCAATTATTTTCATTAAGTTTATACTTTAATCTTTAAAAATAAACAAATGAACGAAGAGCAGTTACAAAAATTAATCAAGGATCAAGAATGGGCATTGAATTATCATTCTGACAAACTTATTGAAGCACAGGGTTTAATGGCTTTGTATACTGAAACACTAGCAAAATTAATTGTAGATGAATAAGTATATCAATACAACGTTAGACCTGCAACATTCTGTAGATACTCAGTTAGTATTAGAACTATTAATGAAATGGGGAAAAGCCAAGCCAGATAATATAGAATTGAAAGAGGTGTCAAAGGCATTTATGAATATAATTTTTTACACTAATAAACTCAGTATGGAGCGTTGGGGGTACGAAAAATATTGTAGTGATGCTAGAGAAGAACGTAATCGTGCTATTCTTAGAACGAGAAGCGCAGAGGAAGAAATAAACAAATTAAAAGAACAATTAAAACAAGTAAATTATGAATTATGATGACTGGTTAGTACAAATGGAACACGATTATCGTGGGTGGAACGATTCTTTCGAATGTCCAGAATGCGGAGGAGATACAGAACGTGAGGGGCAACCTTGTAGCAGTATATGTTTTGAAGCATCAATGTTATGAAAACAGGCACAATAGACTATCCGCCTTTAATAAACGAACAGGCATTGTACGTTGGCGGTATGCGAGATATTACTAATGCCTATATGAATGAGTTGCACCCTAAATACAAAAGAGGTAACCTGCAAGTAGATCAATTAGGTTGTAAGTGCGAGATGATTGTTCAATATCATTTCTGGGCAAAAAATTTAAAATACGACGCAGATCAAATGTTAGGAGGTAGACCAATTGCTAGTTATGATATAATGGTTCATCAAATGCAAATAGACGTAAAGGGGATCTGGTCATACCAAACAGAATTACGAGTTAATTACGATGCTCATAAAAAGGATAAGGACGTTTCACACTATATGTTTATACAACCTATTTCAGAAAGTCTAGAAAACGACAAAGCATCTTGGTGGTTATACGCAAAATCAGATATAGATAAATGGCAAGTTAAAGAATTAAAATACAGCAAAGCATATACTAAACAATTATGAAAACAAAAAAAACAAGTTGGAAGCAATTACCAAGTGGGGTTTATTGCAGATCAGTAAACGGAAGAGTTGAGGTATTAACACCTCAAGAATATGAAAACTTACATAGTGAGTGGTGGTTAAACGTTTTAAAGAAATATTTTATATGAAAATAAAACTGTTAGACGGCAAGATGTACGATAAGAAATTGCTGTTAGATAATATGTACGAAGATGAGTTCTACTATGGAGAGTTAAACAAACTAGCATTATCGTCTAGTTCACTAAAGTTATTGTTAGAGAGTCCTAAAAAATACTACTATGTAACTAAGTATGGTAATAATTTAGATACTCAAGGAATACGTGACGGCAGACTATTGCACACGTTAGTTCTAGAACCAGATAAGTTCGAGCAATTTCATTTTGTTGACGTACAAAGTAAAAACACTAAAAAGTACAAGGAAGCAAAAGCAGAGTATGGTATGGTCTATACTATGAAAGAAAAGTCAGATGCAGAACGATTAGCTGATGCACTACTAAGAAACGACATAGCAATTGATATGTTAAAAGATACTGAGTTTGAAGTACCTGCGATCAATAATGTGTTCGGCTATCCGTTTAGAGGTAAAGCAGATATACTTTCCAAAAATGGTGTTTGCGACATCAAAACCACAACTGATATACGTGCATTCAAGTATAGTGCATTACGTTACGGATATGATGTACAAGCGTACCTGTATTGCGAGTTATTCAACAAAAAGTATTTTGACTTTAAGTTCTTGGTATTAGACAAGGGCAGTCTAGACATAGGTGTGTTTGAATGTAGTGAGGAGTTCTACTTAAAAGGCGAGGAAAAAGTAAAGTTTGCAATAGAACGATACAAGGAATACTTCGCAGGTAAAGACTGGACAACTACAGAGATAGCAGAGCAGTTAGACAATTACATTATTAAAGATATATTATGACAGTATTACAAAAAAGGATAGCGGACAAGGTACGTTCAGTTACTGGTGTTGATCCGTTTGTAAACACACGGAAAAGAGAATATGTAGAAGCAAGATCTTTGTTGGTGTTTATATATTACAAAGTATGCAGGTTAAACTACACGCAGATCACTAGATTGTTTCAAAGTCAAGGTAAGGATATGCACCACGCAACAGTAATACATTCGTTAAGAAATTTCGATATGTATAAAAAATTCAATCCTTTGTTTAACGAACTAGTAACAGATGTCCTAGCACAAGATAGTTGGGGATCTACAACACAAAAAACTGAGTACATTAAACAACGTTTAGACAACGCTCCTAAAGAAGTAGTAGAGGACGTATACACAATAATATCAAACGAATATAGAATATGAAAGCACCAAAAAAAATTTTAGTAATATCCCCTCACATAGATGACGAAGTATTAGGAGTTGGTGGTTATATGGCTAAAGATCATATAGAAGCAGATGTATTGTTAGTTAATTACACTTTGGAAAGATTGTATGAACACAACAATATGAAAAAAATAGTAGGCGTAAACAACACGTTTACCTTGTATGATGATAAAGATGGTAAAAACGATTTAATGCCTAGTCTGGATCTTATAAAGTATATAGACAATTTGTTGGAGTTCAATGAATATGACGAATTGTTCATTCCGTATAAAAGTCATCATCAAGATCATCAAAAAATTTACGATTGTTGTTTAGCGGCAATTAGACTAAGACAAGATGTATCGCCAGTTCCGTTAGTTGCAATGTATGAATACCCTTTTATCAATGAAACGCCAAACGGAGGTGCTTGGTATGTAAACATTGATGATACTATAAATAAAAAAGTAGAAGGATTTCTAGAAAACAAATCGCAGTTAAAAAGAAAACCTGCTCCGTTAAATAAAGAAAGTGTATTAACGTTAGCTAAAATGAGAGGTATGGAATGTGGATCAGAATATGCTGAAAAATTTTATATAGTTAGACTTATTACAAAATGATAGTTACAGCACATCAGCCAGAATTTATGTCTTATGTAGGTTATTTCGATAAGATATGTAAAGCAGACAAATTAGTAGTATTAGACTCGGTTGCTTATAGGAAAAACTATTTTCAAAACAGGAATCAGATACTAGGCAAAGATGCACAAAAATGGATTACAATACCAGTACAAAAATATAGTTTAGGTACTAGAATAGCAGATATAAAAATAAACCACGATTTGCATTGGCAGAAAAAAATGATTACAACAATAAAACAGTCTTATGCAAAGGCAAATTTTTTTGACCAGTATTTTCCGAAACTAGAAAAGTTGTTAATTCAAAAAGACGAATACTTATGGCAGTATAATTTAAGGTTCTTGGATTTTTTCTTAAATGAATTAGGTATTGATATACAAAAAATAATGTCTAGTAGTTTGGATCTTCAAGAAAGTAAAGATAAAATGGTGTTAGAATTGTGTGTTAAAACAAAAGCCGATACATACGTAGCAGGTATTTCTGGAAAAGACTATCTAAATGAAAACGACTTTAAAAAAGCAGGTGTAAAATTATACCATCACGATTATATACAAAAGCCATATAAACAGTTTAAACACAAGTTTGTGCCATATATGTCGGTGTTGGATTTATTAATGCACGAAGGAAGTCAATCTAAAAATTATATAAACAGTAAATTATGAAAGTTAGAAATTACAAAATCACGGATTTAAAAAAAGCAGAGTACAATCCTAGACAGTTAAAAAAGGAACAGTACCTGCAAATCAAAAAGAGTATAGAAACATTCGGTTTCGCAGAACCGCTAGTAATTAATACCCACAAGGATAGAGAAGGTGTTATTATAGGTGGACATCAAAGGTTTAGAATTGCAAAAGATCTAGGTTTTAGAGAAGTTCCTTGTGTTGAATTAGATTTAGAACCAGAAAAGGAAAAGGAATTAAATATTAGATTAAATAAAAACACAGGAGAATTTGATTTCGATTTATTAGCAAACTTATTTGATAAGGAGTTTCTTTTAGATGTAGGTTTTAAAGAAGGGGAGTTAGGAATGTTCTTAGATGACTATGAAGATGAGTTTTATAAGATAGATGACACTAACGCAGAAATGCCAGTAATACCTAAATTCTCGGAAAAATATGATTGTGTTATAATTACAAGTGACAACGAAATAGATACAACGTACTTAGAAACAGTATTAGAAATAAGTAAGGCACAAAGTTATAAGAATCAGCATATGGGTAAGGCAATGGTATTAACAGTTAAAGACTTTCAGAAATTATGGGCATCAAAATAGAAGTAATAATTCCATCGCACAAAAGAGCAGGTAGAGTTCCTACTCTTAAAGCAATAGATAACGCAAAATTATGTGTGCCTAATTCACAAAAGGAAGAATACGAATCACACCACCCAAATACGGAAATTATAGGACACCCAGACAGTGTAATAGGTTTGACAGCAAAACGTCAATGGATATACGAAAACTATCCAAACGTATTTATGATTGATGACGATATAAAAAACTTTATGAGATTATATATAGAGAAAGGAGAAGATGCTAAAATGTTACCAGACGAAGCGTATGAATTAGTGCAATGGTTAGGTAATGTAGCAAAATTAATGGGGTGTTATTTGTTTGGTGTAAATAAAAATCCAAGTCCTGCTCAATATATGGAGTACAAACCTATCAAACGAACTGGTTATATAGGTGGAACTATTGGTATGTTAGAGGGATCAAAATTGTATTATGATACAGATATGCAGGTAGTAGAGGACTATCAAATATGTGCGTTAAACGCTTATTACCATAGGCATAGTTTTATTGATACTAGATTTTCGGTAGTAGGTACTGATACATTTGGGAATGTAGGTGGTTGTGCTAGTTACAGAACTAAGGAAGTAGAAAAAAATGATACGTTAATGTTAAGGAAAAAATATGGAGAGATCATTGGACTAAAAAAAGATACTCAATTAGCATCAAGAAAACACGAATTTATGAGAACCTTGAAAGTGCCATTTTGATATCTAATTTAATTTTTGTACATTTGTGTAAACTTTAAACAAAAAAACAATGGCAGATTTTACAATGCAAACTAAAAAAGGTTATGATTTCTTTGAAGTATCATCGTCTTTTCAAAAATCAATTCGTAGATGTATGGAAGAGGAATCTCTATACTGGGCAATCGAATTGTGGGAATCCAATTACAAGGAATACGTATGGAAACGTATGTTAATTATCGCATCGGAAGATGTAGGTATTGCTGAACCTAATATGGTTACAAATATTTGGTCTTTGTATCAAGTTTATACATTATTAGCAAAGAAAAAGGACAAGCATTGTCCAGAAAAATTACATTTTGTACAGGCAATAGTTATGTTAGCTAGGTGTAAAAAATCCAGATATATTGATATGATATTGTGCCAAAAATTTATGTCGCACAAAAATACGTATTTGGAAATACCAGAATGGGCGTATGATATGCACACCAGAAAAGGACGTAAAATGGGTAGATCTGGTAAAAACGGAATCGCTCATTTTTATGAATCCTCAGCAAAAATAAATAATAACGGAAATGTAGCAGGGGAAAAGGAATTGTTCGAGCAGGTAATGGAAACCGAAATGAATGAGTTCAAACCAAAAGTCCCTGCAAATTTATTCGATACAGATCAATAATATGAAAAGCAAAGAAAAATTTTTAGAAAACTTTAAATTGTCGTTAGGTAACATTAGTATAAGTTGTGAAGCGTCTGGCATATCTCGTCAGACGTATTACAATTGGACAAAGCAAGATGCGGATTTCTCAAGTCAATGTAGAGATATTGAAGAACGTAATCTAGATCTAGCAGAAATGAAATTGCTAAGTGCTATTAGGGAAGGTAAAACCGCAGAGTTATTGTTTTACTTAAAGACCAAAGGCAAGAAGCGAGGATACGTAGAACGCCAAGAGATAACAGGAGCAGAAGGACAGCAATTGTTTGAAGTACGAATCATAGATACAGCAGATCAACTTGAAAGTAATACACACGAACAAAGTATTCCGACACTTACAACAGGACAGGAGTAAGATAGTAGTACAGCAAGGTGGTACACGTTCTGGAAAAACGTATAACATTTTGATGTGGATCATTTTCGCCTATTGTCAACAAAACAAGGGTAAGATGGTTACTGTCGTGCGTAAATCATTTCCTGCTGTTAGGGGTACTGTTATGCGTGACTTTTTTCAGATCCTGCGAGATTACAATATGTACTCAGAAGATTTGCATAGCAAGTCTAATAATGAATATGTAATAGAAGGTAACACTGTCGAGTTTATTTCATTAGACATACCGCAAAAGATACGAGGTAGGAAACGTGATCTGCTATTTGTAAATGAAGCAAACGAATTAAACTTCGAGGACTGGCAACAGTTAGTATTCAGAACAACGGAACAAATCATAATAGATTACAATCCATCGGAGGAGTTTCACTGGATATATGACAAAGTATTAACTAGAGATGATTGCTCTTTTTATCAGACTACGTATCTAGATAATCCGTTTCTGCCAGTTCAGATCGTAGAAGAGATAGAACGACTTAAAGAAACAGACGAGAACTACTGGAGAGTATACGGACTAGGAGAACGTGGTCAGAGTCGATCTCTTGTATTTACTTTCAGTACGATACCTAGTATACCACCTAGAGCAAAACTAATTAGCTACGGACTGGATTTTGGATTTAGTAATGATCCTACAGCAATGGTCGGTACTTATATGGAAGGCGACAATATCTATGTAAACGAATTGATATATCGTACAGGTATGACAAACCAAGATATAGCAAATGAATTAGGTAAACTAGGACTAGATAGGCGTGATGAGGTTTTTGCAGATAGTTCTGAACCTAAAAGTATAGAAGAGATCCATCGAATGGGTTGGAATGTAAAGTCGGTAAGCAAAGGAACGATCAATCAAGGTATAGATATGTTACGAAGGTACAAGTTGCATATAACAGAAAGCAGTAGTAATGTCATAAAGGAGATGCGAAACTATAAATACATTGAAGATAAAAACGGAGATCTAACTAACAAGCCGTTAGATAAATACAATCACGCTTGTGACGCTCTCAGATACTCAGTAATTAACAAACTGAACAGACCAAACTACGGAACATACGCTATTAGATAAAAAAAAAGATTTTTATTTTGACACTATTGTAAACATTCGTACGTTTATACCAACAAACAAATAAACAAAAAAAACATTATGAGTGATTTTCAAAACATTAGAATAATCTGGGAGTTCATCAAGGACGAGTTAGACCTAGAACCTACAAAGGAAGAAATGTCAGTTTTACTTACAGAGATGGATATGGAATATGATGTCTATGCTGAACTAGATGGCGGAGAATGGCGTGTTATACACGAGGACGTTATAGACGACATAGCAACAGACGAAATCAAAGACTTAGTACAAGACTGCTACCTTAATGGAACAGACTTAGATAAACACTGGTGGATAGAGATCGATTGGGAGAAAACTGCAAGGAACTGTATTACAGCTGATGGGTACGGACACCACTTCTCTTCGTACGATGGTAATGAGTTTGAACTCAATGGGTGGTATTTCTTTAGGGTAAATTAGTTTACATATTTGTACAATTAAAATATTATCTGTAAGTTTAATAAACAAAAAAACAAAACAATGTCAGCATTTCAAATTTTCGGTTATCACAAAGACTATTGGATCAATGGTAAATATGTAGGTCATATTCGTATGGCAGAACCAGATCGGGATCTTCACGGATACTCTGGACGTATTACAGAGGTTCTAACGCAACCAATTCAATTAAACAACAAAACACTACCTGTAGGGGTAAAAGTAACACACGAGTGCATTCCATTGTGTGGAAAAATCAAGGGAGCAACACTCAATGATAGATTGCAGGTATTAAAAGAGCATTATCAAAATTCACCTTATAAACAAAAATAGTATGAGAACACAAGCAGACGATCTAAGAGTCGAGAAACAAAACCTATTAGGTATTATGGCACATATCGAAAAACTGGGAGCAACCGATACAGATATGTACAAGTATTATCAAAACCGCTACTATGATGTAGTTAGCACAATAAACAACATACGATGACTAGATACGAACAAGACCAAAAGGTAGCTATCAAAATAAACGATGGCATTGCAACAAGAGCGTGGTACAACTTAGTAGTTAGTATCAGAGATGTAAAATTATGGAAGGCAGGTATGAAACCTCACAGGCATTGGCGGATCACTGACGTTAAAAATTACTTTGGAGTTAAAGGTAATACGCAAAAGGTTCTAGACCAGTTAGTTACATTAAAAGAAGAGTACGAAACAGGCAAAACAAATTTGACAAATTAGACACCTATAAAAAAAGGAACAAATGAAAGAAGCATTTATATTAAAAACAATATCGTTACACTCTAGTCCAGACGTAGTTCATATTGAATCTATAGGATACGATCAAAGCGAAGCATTAATGATTGAGTATGACGCAAGAGCATTGTTAGAGGATATACCTTCATTGTATAGAATGGCAAAGCAATCAATCGAACAAGGAGAAAAATACGAACGTAAGAAATACAAAGAGTTTGAAAAACAACTAGCAGAAGATTTCAAAGGTAAGCGTGGTAGACCACGTAAGTAGTGATTATTTTTTAGTTAATGACTGGGGTAGCAGAGATGTTGCCCCTTTTTTATGTCTAGTACAATTGTCGTTAGTAATTTGTTATATATAATATAAAGCGATCTAAGATGCAAATAGAAATAGAAGTACCCTCTAACCTATCGGAAATAACTTTACAGCAATACACACGTTATTTAAATCTCATAGAGGTTAATCAAGACGTAGAACACATAGACAAGTTTATGTCGTTGAAGATGTTAGAAATCTTTTGTAATGTTCCGTATAAGTCAGCATTAGAATTAAAAATAACTGATGTAAACAGGGTAGTGGATCACATAGTAGAACTGCTAAATCAAAAACCAGAACTAGTACAAACGTTTACAATTGGAGATACAGAATTTGGTTTCATTCCTAAGTTAGACGATATGACATTTGGGGAGTATATAGATTTAGATCAGTTTCTAGGTAACTGGGAGAATATGTATAAAGCAATGGCAGTATTATACAGACCAATCAACAAGCGAGTAGGTAAGTTTTATAATATAAAAGAATACTCTGGGGACAGCTACTGGGAAGCAATGCAGTTAACACCATTAGACGCAGTATTAAGTTCTACACTTTTTTTTTATCATTTAGGGATCGACTTGTCGAAACTTATGACGAACTCTTTACTGGAGAATCAAGCGGAAGTAACCTTGCCAAAGGATTTGGAAAAAAATGGGGTTGGTATCAATCAGTTTACGCACTCGCTCAAGGAGATGTTAGACGATATGAAAATATAACTAGTATGAATATGCACACGTGTTTATTAGCACTTAGTTTCGAAAAAGAAAAGCAAGAAATAGAAAACAAGAACATACAAAATAAATTTAAGAGATGAGTTTAGCAAAAGGAAGTAGAGCATTCTATAGATTAACCGAAGCAGTAAGGGATTTCTTATTAACCTTAGATGACGTTAATACAGTAACCTTTGGCGATATAACGGAGGTTGACTTGAATAAGCACACTATATTCCCTTTGTCGCACGTAATGGTAAACAACGTAACCCTAAGTGATGGAACACTAACGTTTAGCGTAACAGTATTAGCAATGGACGTAGTACACGAGGATAAAGAATTGAACACAGGAAATGTAGACGACACTTATTTTGGTGTAGATAACGAACAAGACGTATTGAATACTCAGTTAGCAGTAACTAACTTATTGAACCAGTCTTTGTCTAGGAAATCGTTAAGAGGTAATGGATTTGAATTAACTGGATTAGGATCTTGTGAACCATTTACAGATAGATTTGAAAACAAGTTAGCAGGTTGGGCATATACGTTCTCAGCGTTTGTAGCAAACGATATAAACATATGTGAGTAATGGATTTGTTAAACACTAAGAAAGCATTAAAGGTTTGGACTGATATAGTAATAGACAGAGCCAAGCGTAATCTTATTAGACAAGACAAGAACGCTAGTGGTAAATTACTAGAAAGTCTAAAGTCTGGAGAACCTATTTATAAAGATGGAGTATTGTCTACCGACATACAAATGGAAAACTACGGAGTCTTTGTTGACAAGGGGGTTAGTGGTATAAATAAAAAGTATAACACTCCCTATTCGTATAAAAAGAAGATGCCACCGCCTAGTAAACTAGATAAGTGGACAATACGTAGAGGTATAGCACCACGTGACGAAAAGGGTAAGTTCTTACCTAGAAAGTCTGTTTTATTTTTAATAGCTAGGGGGATCTATAGGAATGGTATGAAACCAACGTTGTTCTTAACTACTCCGTTTAATAGAATGAAAAAGGAATTGCCTGTATCATTAGCAACAGCATTTACAGAAGATGCAAAGGCAGTATTAACAATAGAAATAAATAAATAAAAAATGGCAAACGTATTTGTAAGAAGTCCGTATTATATAAACGCACAGAATTCTCAAGCGATAGGCGGATATGCAATATTAACTATTAGTACAAGTGGCACAGTCCGTTATACAATTAAAAAAAACACAAGTAGTAACGGAGCAGTATTGTATGAAATATCAGAATTGTTGAGAGATTACCTAGATCAAGTATTGTATTCAGAAAACGGAGGTTATGGTGTATTTTCTCATAGCATTACTTATAATACAGTTTTGCAATTTTACAATAGTTCTGGTAACTCGGACGGTAGTGCTGTAGCACAAAGTGGGTTTTGTATTGATGCTTATGGTTATTATATGGAGGGGTATAATCCATCTACGACACGAGGATTAATGCAAAGTAATAATATTATATATCGTTTACGTAATTCAGATTGTACAATACCAATTGACATAAACAACGCTACAAAACTTGTTTGGCTAAACAATGGAGAAATTATAGAAACTAGATCAATACCAAATAATAGTTGGGTGTTTAGTTATTACTCTAATAGACTTTATGGTGCAGATTCATTCAAAGAAAGAATACAGATAGCAGGAGGAACGTATGAAGATAACCAATGTATTTATAAATTCTTAGATACTAATGAATTGTTTGATGTAGATGAGGTTAGGGTAGAAACAACAGACGGACTTAAAATACTGAAAGTCATAACATTAGAAGAGTGTAGATATAAACCAGTTAAGTTAACATTCTTTAACCGATGGGGGGCGCAACAAGACTTATGGTTCTTTAGAAAATCAGTAGAGTCGTTAAGTTCTAGTAAGGAAGAATTTAAACGTACTGAAATTAATCCTGCTGGATACTATGATGTGTTAAAACACCCTAGATCTATATTTAACGTAAAAACAAAACGTAAGATTACTATCAATACAGGATATGTAGACGAGTCTTATAATGAATTAATGCAAGAGGTTATGCAAAGTGAAAAGGTATGGATAGAACAAGACACAATAGTAAGACCTGTTATAGTAACAAGCAATAGTTTAACATTTAAGACAAGTGTAAACGATAAGTTAGTGGACTACAGTTTAGAATTAGACTACGCTTATGACGAGATACAAAACATTAGATAAATGCAAATAATCCAATTATATATACAGGGTACTAGAGTAGATATGTTTAAAGATGAAAGCGTATCTATAACAGACACTATAAAAAACGTTAAGGACGTAAGTAAAGTATTTACTGAATTCACAAAAACGTTTAGTTTACCTGCTAGTAAATCAAATAATAAACTGTTTAAGCATTTTTACAACTTTGATATTACTGGAGGATTTGACGCAAGAGTTAGAGTATCTGCTGAAATAGAATTAAATCATATTCCGTTTAAAAAGGGATTCATAAAACTAGAGGGAGTAAAACTAAAAGACAATAAAGCACATACATACAAAGTAACGTTCTTTGGTAATACAGTATCACTTAAAAACAAGTTTGGAGAAGATAAGTTACAGGATCTAACTTGGCTTAGTAATTTTAATACAGATGGTAGTGGAAACGATATAACGTTCACGCCAACTGGTATACGTCAATTTTTACATACTGGTACTAATACTAAAACAATAGACTCCGTTACTTACTTGAATTATCTTATAGTTCCTTTGATGACGCATACGCAAAGATTGTATTTTGACTCTGGAGAAAATTTAAAAGACACAGGTAATTTACATTATAGTCAGTCAAGTGGGGGAGGTCAGCATTTACACGGAGTAAAGTGGAATCAATTAAAATATGCTTTACACGTTCCAGTAATTATAAAGGCAATACAAGAACAGTATGGTATAACATTTAGTACGGATTTTTTATCGTTAACAAACAACAGTTATAATGCTTTATACTTATGGTTGCACAGAGCAAAGGGAGAAATAAGAAGTGCAGGACAAACCGCAGAATTTACTCACTTTATTAATGAGGGAGATTTTACAAGTGGACAAGGTACAGAATCATATATGGCTAATGGATATCTGTTTTTTCCAAATGGTGCGTTAGATACAGAGTTATTTGTTGCGGTGTCCCCTCAAAGTGGATATACTAATGTTAGTTATAGTTATGAAATATTCTTATGGGGTACTAGTGTTTACTCTAGTGGATCTGTAACTGGATCACAAAACAATACAATTTTAAATGCGGCTACTGGTATGCCTTATAGTATACAGATAACAACAACTGGTACAATGGCTTTTAGTAATGTACAATTTAGAGCAAGAGGAGAAATTCAAGTCGACGGCATATTTCTAGATTCTTTTTATACTGGAGCGTTTACTTTACAGGGAGTATTTTCTCATATCATTTCTCAGCAAATACCAGAAATGAAAGTTATAGATTTTGTTACCGCATTATTTAAAATGTTTAATCTTATAGCGTACGTTGACCAAGATACGGACGTAATCGTTGTTAAGACTCTAGATGATTATTATAGCGACGGAGGATCTTATGATATAAGTGAATTTATTGACGTTAACAATAGTGAAGTAGATTCTGCTTTACCTTTTAGAGAAGTAACTTACACGTATGAGGGATTAGAAACATTCTTGTCTGCAAACCACAGTCAGTTAACTGGTAAGGAATGGGGTAAAGAATCATTTACAAACAATAGTTCAGATGTATATGCAGGGGGGATCTTTAATTATAAAATTCCATTTGAGCATATGAAATTTGAAAGAATATATAATCCTACAACTAATGCACCAAGTCAAATGCAATGGGGATATTGTGTTGATGATAATCAAGAATCGTATATAGGAAAACCTATTTTGTTCTACGCACAATTAGGAGGATCTAGTCAATATTCATTTGTAAATGAAGTGGATTCAGATGGAGTACCAACAGACAGACAAAGTAATTTGTATCATTGGCGACCTTGTAATTCAAATATGAATGTGTCGTCTAACCAACCATCGTTAAACTTTTTTCCAGAAGCAGATGAGTTTACGGCAATAACAAATCCTAATACATTGTTTGCTCAGTATCACACGACATATATAACCGACTTGTTTCAACAAAGTAGACGTATATCAAAGTTTACTGCTTATTTGCCACAAAGAATATTATTAAACCTCAATTTAAATGATCGCCTTGTTATAAATAACCAGAGTTATAAAATAAATAGTATAACGACCAACCTGCTGACAGGCAAAAGCACATTAGAATTATTAAACGAATAAGTATGTTAGAGAATATAATGCTGTTGTTAGATACAGACTTTAAACAAAGCACACCATTAGTAGATATTGCTAAAGGTAAATACAAACTACCAGAAAATGGTAAAGATCTTTTAAACGCTATTAAAATAATAAACAGAGAATGGAAAAGTTCACGCTAGAAATAGAAGCAAAGTTAGATAAAGCAACTAAGGGTGTAGAAAATCTTACAAAGGAGATCACTACATTAAAGGAAGCACAGGCAGAACAGGTAGAGGGACTTGAAAAACAAGTAAAGGATCTTACTAAACAACAAGGTAAAGCAACAAAAGCAGTTAAGGGACTAGCCAATGGATTCAAAGGTGTAGGTCTTGCGATGAAAGCGGCAGGTATTGGAATAGTCTTAGCATTGTTCAATAAACTGGGCGAAGCAATGATGAAAAACCAAGCAGTAGCGGACACAGTAGAAACTGTATTCACTGCTATAGGTATGGTATTCAAGGAAGTAAGTGATCGTTTGTTAACAGTATATGAATCAGTAAGTGAAGCAACAGGCGGATTTGACGCATTGAAAAAAGTATTAGGCGGAGCATTAAGTATTGCTATAAACACTATCGTACTTAGTATACAAGGAATAGTATTAGGTGTACAAAAAGCACAGTTGGCTTGGGAGGAATCGTTTCTAGGTGGGAATGATCCAGAAAAAATCAAAGAGTTACAGGATAGTATTGATGCTACTAGTGATAAGATAGACGCTACAACAGACAGAATAAAAACAGCAGGTAAGGATATTGCAGATAACTTTGTAGAAGCAGTAGGAGAATTTGGAACATTAGCAGAAGCGGTAGCAACAGAAACTGCAAACGCTATTGAAGATATTAATATGGATAAGATTGCTAGTGACGCTCAAGCACTAGTAGAAAGTAAAAAGAACTACGCATTACTGGAAGCACAAAGTCGTAGACTAATTGAACAATATGATCTAGAAGCAGAACAGCAAAGACAGATACGAGATGATGTTAGTTTAAGTGTACAGGAACGTATAGACGCTAATACAAAACTAGGCGAGATACTAAAAGAACAAAGTGAAGCAGAGAAAGATGGAATACAGGCACGTATAGGAGCGTTAAGAACCCAGATAGCACTAGAAGGAGAAAGTCACGAATTAACTACTCAGTTATATGATCTGAATACAGAAATGTTAGCCATTGATGCAAAGGTAGCAGGATTTAAGTCAGAGCAACTAACAAACGAAACGGCATTAAAACAAGAACTAGTAGATCTAGATAAGGCACGTTTACAAAGTGCTAGTGATCTAGCTGTAGGGGAAGCAAACTTCTTAGCAGAGTCAGAAACCAACGAACTAAGAAAAGTACAACTCAAACGTGAAGCATTTGAATTAGAAAAAGAAATAGAGTTAGAAAGACTCCAGTTCAATATTGATAACGCTAAGGAAGGTACACAAGCACGTATTGATGCAGAAGCAGAATTAGCGGCAAAGCAACAAGAATTTGGTCATCAAAAAATCGAGTTAGACAAGTTAGAAGCGGAAACCAAAAAAGCAATGGTTGCTCAATCATTAGACGCAGTAATAAATGCGGCAGGAGCAGAGTCTAAGGTAGGTAAGGCATTGTTTATTGTAAAACAGGCATTAGCACTTAAGGAATTAATTATGAACGCTAAAAACACTCTTAGTAAATCTACTATGAATGCGGCAGAATCTGGAACAGACATAGCAAAGGGTGCAGGTAAAGCGGCAAGTTCAGCACCACCGCCATTCAACTTATTACCGATAGCAATGTTTGCGGCACAAGCCGTAGGTATCATAGCTAGTATACGTCAAGCAATGCAAAAATCTAAACAGGCAGTAGCTAGTGCAGGGGGAGGAGCAGGAGGAGGTTCAACAACAATCTCAGCACCACCAACAGCATCGTCAGCACCGCCTGCATTTAATGTTGTAGGTCAAGGTGGATCAAGTCAGTTAGCAGAAGCAATAGGCGGACAAGAATCACAACCTGTACAAGCATACGTTGTATCAAACGATGTAACCTCAGCACAAAGTATGGAACGAAATATTATTGAAACGACTAGTTTATAAAAACCAAATGTTATATAAGTATGGAAATAATAGAATTAATATTATCAGACGATGAATTAGCTGTAGGAGTAGAAGCCATCAGCGTAGTAGAAGAACCTGCTATAGAAGAGGACTTTGTTGCACTTAAAAGTCAAGAATATAAATTTGCAGAAGCAGATAAAGAAAAGAAGATCCTTGTTGGTCCATTGTTAATTCCAAATAAGCCGATATTCCGCAAGGAGGGAGATAAGGAATACTATATATATTTCTCACGTAATACTGTCTTAAAAGCATCGCAAATGTTCTTAAAGGCAGGAAATCAATCTAAGTCAACACTAGAACACGAAACAGAAATAAAAGGATTGACACTTGTAGAATCTTGGATAGTAGAAGATCCAGAAATGGATAAGTCTAAGTTATACAATATGTCTTTGCCTAAAGGTACTTGGGTAGGAACAGTAAAAGTAGACAACGATGATATCTGGGACAACTACGTAAAGACTGGTAAAGTAAAAGGATTTAGTATAGAGGGATACTTTGCAGATAAGGCAGAACGACCTAAAGAACTTATTCCAGAAGAATTGTCTAAAGAACAAGAAGCAGATCTTATTGTAGATCAATTACACGAAATGATACTTACTTTTAAAGAAACAGGTAGCGTAGAGTTAGAAAGTTATAGTGATTACCCTAGTGGAGTAAAGAACAATGCTAAACGTGCATTAGAATGGGTAGAAAAAAATGGTTGGGGATCTTGTGGAACTGGTGTTGGTAAGCAAAGAGCAAACCAATTAGCAACAGGTAAACCAATATCAGTAAGTACAATTAAACGTATGGCGTCTTATTTAGAACGTCACGCTAAAGACTTAGAAGCAAGTAAATCATATAGTGATGGTTGCGGAAAACTTATGTATGATAGTTGGGGAGGTAAGGCAGGACTCAAATGGTCTAATGGTAAGTTGAATGAATTAGGATTATCTGCAATGGAAACTCTTAAAAAACCTTGTTGGGCAGGATACGAACAAATAGGAACAAAAACATTAAAAGGTAAGGAAGTACCTAATTGCGTACCAATAAAACGAAAGTAATGAAAGAAAAAGAATTTATTACACCTAGCAACACTAGTCCAGTAGGAGGTAGACGTGCTTGTTTATGTACAGACGAGGATACATATCGTATAGATTGCTGTGATGGAAACCTAATTAATCAAGGTATTGGTCCTATCAGTAGAAATGGCTAAACGCCCAGTTAAGAAACATTTAAAGTTATATATAAGATGAAAGCAACCAATTTATTAAAACGTTTTGAAACTTTTTTAAACAGGTATGAGTTCGCACAAATGAAACTAGATAATGGTACAGTCTTAGAAGCAGACGAGTTTGCAGTAGATAGTACAGTATTCATAGTTACTGAGGACGAAAGAGTACCGTTACCTGTTGGAGAATATACTTTGGAAGATGGTACAATGTTAGTTGTAGCAGAAGAGGGAGTAATAGGAAAAATGGGAAAAAAAGAAGAAGAACAAAAAGAAACATCAATGGAAGACGAAATTAAAAAAGAAGAAGAGGTAGTAGAAATGAACTACGCTTCTAAACAAGAACTGGAAGAAGCAGTCGCTGAGGTCAAAGAAATGATTGACGAAGTAAAAGCGATGATCGAACCAGAAAAAAAAGAAGAAGTTGAGGAAGTAGAAGAAGTAGAAGCATCTGAAGAATCAACAAAATCTTTAAAAACAAGAACAGTTAAAGAAGAGTTTTCGGAAGAAGTAAATGAGGAAGAAGTAGAGTTAGCTAAAGAATTAGCAAAACCATCAGCTGAACCATTAAAACACAATCCAGACGCTGACAAGCAAATCAATCTAAAAAAGATCGGAATGCAACGTAAAGGTACAACTCCAATGGATCGTATCCTAGCAAAAATAAGTAACATAAATAACTAAGAAAATAAAATTTAAAAAAGATGGCACAACCACAACCAACATTAACAACTAGTTACGCAGGAGAATTTGCAGGAGAGTATATTTCTGCGGCACTTTTGTCTGGTAACACTTTGGCAAATGGTCTTATTACTATTAAGCCAAACGTAAAATACAAATCAGTATTAAAAACATTCGCAACGGATACGTCTAGTATTGCTGATGCGTCTTGTGCGTTTACAGATACTGCTGATATTTCATTGGCAGAAAAAATTCTTGAACCAAAAGAATTCCAACAAAACTTAATCTTATGTAAGGATCAGTTTTTAACTGACTGGGAAGCAGTACAAATGGGTTACTCTGCATTTGATAACTTACCTCCAAAGTTTAGCGACTTTTTAATTGCACACGCATCTGAGCAAGTTTCTCAATTCGTAGAGCAAAAAATCTGGAGTGGAGCAAATAATAATGCAGGATCGTTCAAAGGATTTACTCAAAACCTAAAAGATGACGGAACTGTTACCGACGTAGCAAAAGCAACAGTAACAGCGGCAAACGTAATTGCAGAAATGGGTAAGATTGTAGACGCTATTCCATCTGCTGTTTATGGTAAAGAAGATATGTTTATCTATGTATCACAAAATATGGCTCGTGCTTATGTAAGAGCATTAGGCGGATTTGGAGCGGCAGGTCTTGGTGCAAATGGTACAGACAACAAAGGTACTCAATGGTACAATGGCGGAGGTTTATCTTTCGACGGAGTAAAGATTGCAGTAGCAAATGGTCTTGCTGACAACCACGCAGTAGCGGCACAAAAATCAAACCTTTACTTTGGTACTGGTCTTTTATCAGATCACAATCTTGTAAAAGTAATTGATATGGCTGACATTGACGGATCTCAACAAGTAAGAGTTGTTATGAGATTTACAGCAGGTATTCAACACGGAATCGGATCAGATATCGTATTGTACTCATAGTAGAATAATTAAATAATCAAAAGGGGTAGGTTGGAATAGTCTTGCCTACCCTTTTTTAATACAAAAAAAATATGGCGTGTTTATTAACAAAAGGAAGAACAGAACCTTGTAAGGACTCAGTAGGTGGCTTGACAGCTGTTTACTTTGCAGACTTTGGAGATTTTAATATGGGGGATCTAACGTATGCTTCTAATAGTGGAGAAATTACCGATATAGCTAATGGAGGAACAATATACAAGTACGAATTGAAAGGTACTAGCACATTTGAACAAACTATTACATCAAGTAGAGAAAACGGAACAACGTTTTACGATCAAGTATTAACTTTAAGTTTCAAGAAACTAGACAAAGCAACACACGATGAAATAGCATTATTGGCAACAGCTAGACCAAAGGTATTTGTTGAAGATAACAACGGAAACGTTTTTCTAGCAGGATTGGAATATGGAATGGACTGTAATGGTGGATCAATTGTAACAGGAGCGGCAATGGGAGATTTGTCTGGATACTCACTAACGTTACAAGGAATGGAAAAGAAACCTGCTAACTTCTACAGTCTTGCAGGTATAACGGCAGACTTCACAATCGGAGCATCAATTAATCCGTAGCAATTAGTAACTGCTAACCAATTAGAGGGGTGTACATTCGTATGCCCCTTTTTTTATACACTTGCACCAGTTGTAATATTTTGGTTGTTATATATATATGAATGTAATTAGTCCAACAGGCGATAGTACAATTGAAATTATACCTAGAGCAGAGTATACCTATGTATCTGTAGTATATACTAACGTTTCAACTAATTTAGATCACACTATTGCTGTTACTCCTACGTATACGGATAATTCTGTTACGTTTACTATGACACAAGCAGTAAAAACTGCTGTTAAATTAAATAAAGGAGAGTTTATAAACATAAATGTGTATGGAACAAATAGTAACGGACAGACTCCAAATAAATTAATGTATCGTGGCAGGTTGTTTACGACAGATCAAAGTATAAATCAAATCACTAATCAGACTTACTCAGTAAATAAGGATACTTATACGGAAAATACGAGTGATAACGATTATATAATTATTTAAAATGAGTGAAATAAAGATAGTTCAGTTAAAATCGTACACGGCTCCAGAAATTAAAGTCGATAAACGTGATAATTACGTTACATACGGCAACAAAAATAGTTACTTCAACTACTTAATAGAGCGTTATACAGGTTCTCCGACAAACAATGCAGTAATAAACGGAGTATCACAAATGGTATTTGGTAAAGGACTAGATGCAACTGATAGTAATAAAAAGCCAGAAGAGTATGCTAAAGCAGTAACATTATTAAATAAAGATTGTGTTAGAAAGTTGGTATATGATCTTAAATTAATGGGACAATGTGCTATTCAAGTAATATACTCTAAGGATCGTAAGACAATTGCACAAGTAGAACATATGCCAGTAGAAACACTAGCTATGGAAAAGTGTAATGATGAGGGAGAAATCGAGGGATTTTATTATTGTGCAGACTGGAGTAAAGTAAAACCAAGTGAGGAATTAAAAAGAATACCTGCATTTGGAACTAGTAAAGAAAACATTGAAATATTATACGTAAGACCTTATGTAGCAGGACATTACTATTATAGTCCTGTAGATTATCAAGGAGGTTTACAATATGCTGAGTTAGAAGAGGAAATCAGTAATTACCATTTGAACAATATTATGAATGGTCTTGCACCTAGTATGTTAGTTAATTTTAACAACGGAGTGCCAAACGAAGAAGAAAGGTCAAATATTGAGCAAAGAATTATCCAAAAGTTTAGTGGATCTAGTAACGCAGGTAAATTCATATTATCATTTAACGAAAGTGCAGAAACAGCGGCAGATATACAGCCAGTACAATTAAGTGACGCACATAATCAGTACCAGTTCCTTAGTGACGAGAGTATGAAAAAAATTATGGTAGCACACAGGGTAGTTAGTCCAATGTTATTGGGGATTAAAGACCAGACTGGATTAGGAAATAACGCAGAAGAATTAAAAACTGCTAGTACGTTAATGGATAATGTAGTGATTAGACCATTGCAGAATTTATTAATTGAAGCATTTGATAAAATACTTGCATTCAATAGTATCAGTTTAAATTTATACTTTAAAACACTTCAGCCACTAGAGTTCGTTGATCTAGAAAATGTAATTGACGAAGAAACACGTGAAGAAGAAACAGGACAAAAAATAGAAGAGGGTGTTAATCAGCAACTGGCTAAACTTTCTAAGGAAGAAAAAGGAGATATTAATTTATCAGATGACGAGTATCTAGGTTTATTGTCAGAATTACACCCAGACGTGGTAACAGATGAATGGGAAGAGGTTACTGTACGTCCTCACAGCGATTCTAACGAGTCTGATGAAGAGTGGGCATCACAATATATCAAATCAAAAGAAACACCGCTACAAAAGTTAGCAAATGTAATTAGTTCAAAGCCGAGCGGATTTTCTTATTTAGATAAATCATTTTATAAAATACGTTATCGTTATGCTGAAAAATACAGTAACAGCAACACACGTAAATTCTGTAAAGCAATGATGGCGAGAAACAAAGTATACCGACTTGAGGATATTGATACCGCTAGTAGAAATGGTGTTAACAGAAAATTTGGACATAAGCAAAAGCCA